CCGCTCCATGCCGCCGCAATTCCTTTGCCCAGGTTATACAGCAGTTCCCGCCGGGTAAGTTCCTTCGGGTACTTCACCTGTGTTTTAAGTTCCTCCCGCAAACTCTTGATAGTTCCTTCCAGAGCCGCAATTTGTGTTGACTGGTTAGAGGTAACTGTCTCAATAGTTTTTGCCATTTCTTCAAGAAGTATTTCCTTGTCCTTAAAATACTCCGCCGCCTTTGCCGGATCAGAAAAACCGCTATTCTCGATTTTCTTCATTTCGGCCAATTTCTGTTTGATTGACACCAACAGTTCGTCCATACATTACTCCCCTTGAAAATTATTAATAAACCCGCCCCAAAATGAAGGATGGTTTAATTCCTGCGTTGTTTCCGTTTTCGCTGCCCCATTAGTTTTCGCTAATGCCCACGGATTAGCCGGAACATTGCAAATCGAAAACTCTAAAAGTTCCTGTTTGCGGAAAATCAATGAAGTGCCGTCCTTGCTATCCGCTGCCGCAGGTATTTCTATTTCAATTACCCGAAACCCTACAGAACCCGCTCTGATACTCCCCGCCTTGATCCTCTGTTCAATCGACCAAGCGAAGGGATCAAAGGATTTATCGTTAAAGTACACAATCCCATGCAAACCCTCATTATCAATGGACAAGTTTTCAATTTTCCCGATAGCCGGAATGTCGTAACGGTGCGCCCATTCTACGACTGGATTTTCAAAATACCTCTTGAAATCCCAGCCCATAGGGTCAATCCTCTCTCCGAAACGGTCAAGGTTAAAGGTGCTTAAGGTCCAGGGGAAGCCCTGTCTGGTTTCCACATCCGCAGTAAGCCTGAACGGAATACAGGCGATTAGTTCAACATCCTCTTTTACCTGTTGAACACCCCCTGCCTCTTTTACAAGCCCTAGAAATTCCATCAATGCCGGGGCATTACCAGCCCGAAAATTACCGCTTTTGGTTCTTACAATCATGCTGTCAATCTCCTGTTAAGATTTTTTCTCCTCTCCGCCCAGGCGGGCAGAGGAAATTTAATTGCCCTGTCGTCATAAAATTTCATATCATCTTTTGTTACCAAGTCTAATTTCCAAGCCAGTGAAACCATCTCATGGCTGTTGCTAACATGGAAAATTTCATAAAGAGCATTAAGATAATTTTCTACGGTGCTTTTTGTTATTTGAAGTGTTTTACCTATTTGCTTTACTCTAAAACCGCAACATAACATTATCAGGCAGTCCATTTGTTTCATGGTGATTTTTTTATTTATATCTGGTTCTTCATCAGTAGTTTCCATATATTTTTGTAGGCCATGCGAAATATACTCTTTTTTGTCTCGGATGCAGCACAAGCCCTTTTTGAATTCCGCAGAGCCGTCCCACAGACACACATAATTTTTAACGCCATGCCAGATAAAGAAAATGGCCTTGCCCAACGGGTAGTTGTCCCCCGAAACAACCGCCGTATATTGGTCAGGGAATAGTTTTAGTATTTCCCCCAACATGAAAGGTGTGCCAGCCTCATAGAACCTGCTGTCCATTATAAGAAGCTGGGGGTTTAATTCTTTAATCAGCATATTGAGGCCATCTTTATCAATATCCGTTACAGTTACACCCTTAAATCCCAAATCCTCATAGAACTTCTTTATATCGGGAAAAAGATTAACTGCACGACTAACAATAAGCGTACCCCCTGCCACTAAGCACCATCCTTTTTGTGCTTATTGCAATCACAGGAAGTTAATGATTTTGGCTTGTGCCAGACATCACCCCAGGGCTTAGGTTCTTTGCCCCTCTCTTTCAGAACATCGTTTATCGTCTTGATACCGGCGTTAATTTCCGCAATATCCCTTTTACTTTGCGAATCTTCGTTTTCTTGCAATTCCGGTATATCCCAAAGATCAAAGCGTCCATTTTCTTTGAGGCCGAAACGCATAAAAAATTGACTTTCAAGTATTTGTTCAAATTGTCTTAAAAGAGGAATGAGGGTATACTGCCAAAAAGCGGAATGTTGCTCTTTTGTGTCTTTACCGCTTAGGGCCGTGGATCTGTCAGATATGTTTGCAACCCGTGGAGGAATACCGAATTTTGCAAGAATGGTATACAGGTTCCAGCGTTTGAGTTCAAATAGTTTTACCACATCAGCATTAAATGAAAGAGCCTCAAAACTGGTTCCCTTGCCAAGCACCGCAATCTTGCGCCCTGCTTTGACTTGCCCGTACTTACTTTCCCACCGCCGTTCTATTGCATCAGCTTCTTCCGGCCTTAATGTCTGGTCAGTTTTGAGTAGGCCCTGGGGAATAGCATTATTTTTGAGAAGTGTAGAGTTTGCTTTATTTGCGAAATAGTCTTGTTCAAGTTCCAGCGCAAGGGACACAAGCGGATTAACGCCTCGTAATGGGTTCCAGGGGTTCCAATCCTTGAAATGGACTAACTCATCAGAAAAGATAGGTACTAATTCGGCTCCGGCATGGTAGAACCAGCGTCTTTTTGTACCGGAAAAATCTCTTTGCACATCCAACCCCTCGCCCTCAAGCTGGAGCTTTCTGGGGTTAAGAACGTACAGTTGTTTCGGTAGTCCGCCTGAATAATCTGGCCCGAACCACCAAAACGCCTCTCCCTCTATGAGCCACCACGCAAAGCTCTCCTTCCATAAGTCATAGCGGCTTAATTGAGGATTGGGTCTGTGGAATAGTTCATAGAGGGGGCCGTTATGTAATTCAACCCCTTCTCTTTCGAGAATAAAATCCGCCCGGGCCAAGTTGCGAATTAGAATATTTACCGCAATATTGATCCAGGCGTTGCAAAGATAGCTGTCAATGAAGGGGTTACTATATAATTTACCAAAATTGTCATCAAAAGTCAATGAATTTTGGAAACTATTTTTATTTTTTGTACCATATTCAGATACTAGACGATCAGGCATTTTGTGTTGTTTTTTGTTAGATGTGAATATCCTAAAGGGGTTCATAACAAAATCACCCCCTGTTGAATATCAGAAAATATCGCATAACGTAAAGCATCAAGAAAATGGTCATTAACTTTTACAATTTGTCCAGCTTCATCCCGGCAGTAATCCCATATTTCCGAAAGAACCCCGGTACAATTTTCGCAAACATAAAACTGACGGCGTTCTATTTTTGCATTGATGTAATCAATACCGCTTTCAACACTGTTATTTGCCTTAATGCCCCCGGTAATTTCCTGTATTCGTTCACCCCCGGCAGGGTCGCAGTAAACTGGAAGCCCCATCCCGTCAGGGCAGTCCATCCAGCCCCTTGCCGACAGCTCTTCGTTAAAAGATTGAGTAGTCATGTTAAACGCACCGTAATCACAAAGAACGTAGATAATATCTCCAACCCAGCCAATCTTTACGAAAGTAATGTTTAGCCCGAAGTCCTGCCCCGCCGCATATCGGTCAAACCGTTCAGGCAAGTCAGAAGCCTTTACAATCATGCTTTCTTCAAACTTACCGTAAATCACCCCTTCCGCTTTCACCCAAAGCCCATCACGGAACCGTGCTTTTTGCTTTTCAGGTAGAATGTCTAGAATGTCAGAAATATAATCTTCGGGCAGGTTGTCCCGGTTATCTTTCGGGTTAAGCAGCATGGAAGCGTACAACTCAGTTTTCTCTAAAGGCTCCCCGGTATGAAAAGCACGTTTCAACACAAAGACTTTATAAGCCCAATGTAGTGGCGACCCCGGATTGCAGTCATAAAAAAACAAGTTTCTACAGCCAGTAACCCGCATTGCCAACCTTGAATAAGCCGTGGTAACAGACGCATAAGTCAGTTGCGATATTTCATTAAAATAAATGGTGTTGTATTCATGCCCTAGAATTCTGTCCGCTTGCTCCTTATCACCCAAGCCGCCAATCCACACTTCCGAACCGTTAAAGAGCCGTATCATGCTTTCATGTTTCAGGTAGGTATAAGCCGCTTTCCCGATAGTCCTATCCAGCCAGGGGAGCATAGTTTCAAGCAGTACCGAAGAACGAGCGTCCTTTGCACGGTAACGGCAAATCAGATGACGGCTCCCCGCAAACCGCAAAGCCCTGTAAATAATTGCCATCACAAGAACGGTAGTTTTACCTGAACGGGAGCCGCCAAACAGCAATATATGTTTCGCCCCGCTTTTCAAAAGGGCAAGAGCTTTACGCTGGATTGCCGTAGGCTTAAACACTACCGAAGTTCCCATCTTCTAAAGCCCCTCAAAGTCCTGCACAAAAGACAGTTCGCCCTGTTTCGCCTCTGCCTTTCCGTTCACGCCGGAAACCAGCCCTGCCGCTTCACGCTCCGCCTTGATAGCAGTCTGCACCCATTCGGTAACATTGCCCTGTGTTAAATCTTCCGGGTTCATGCTCTCCAGTTTTTTGGAAACCACCTCTAGCATTTTCCCCGTAACTTTCCTGTGCAATTCGCCCTGTGCTTCAATCGTTTTTCTAAGTTCCCCCTGTTTCAGTTTTTCCGTGTAATTGTCGTAATCCGCCGCCCGTTCCCGCCATCGGAATTGAGTACACCAGTTCCGCCAAACCCGGTAACGCTTCGCCCTTACAGCCTCATTTTTTTCTGTGGTATCAACCGCCTTGCGGATATTCCTTTCAGCCCCGAAATCCCGGAACGCACAGAAGGCCGAAAAAGCCGCCGAAGATTCCCCCGGCAACCTCTCCCAGCTTTCAAAAGGCATAATCTCCGCCTTAGCCTGTTCAATAGCTTTTGCAATATCCGTCATACCAGACCCCCGGCCTCATCGAACAAACCAGCCTCATTTTCTGCCACTTGGGTTTTAGCCTGTTCCGCTTCTCTGGTCTCTACCCACTGTTGAATTTCGCTAGGCTTAAACCGCACCGCCCTGATAATCTTGTGAAATGGAATTTGCCTTAACATCACATAGCGGCGTATAGTCTGTTCAGAAAGCTGAAGCCTCGCCGCCACTTCTTTAGCCGTCAAATAATTTTCCATGCCAGCCTCCCGCAATTCATACATAAATCTTCCCAAAGTCCGGGCGCGCAAGCACTAGGTAAAAAGCCCAAATTTCATTTTTTTGGTTATTTTTCATTTTCTGCCTTCGGGCTAGTTTCTAGGATGTTTTCCGTGGTGGAATACACAACCTGGGTAATATGCCCATCGTGTACCTTGGCAGTTACGACAACCGCCCCATACTTCAAACCCGCCGCATTGCTCAACAAAGTGGCGACCATTTTTTCAGCCTTTGTCTGGTTCATATAATCCCCCCATGCAAACCGCCGTTTAGCGGTACACATACAGAGAATTTGGATTGTTAGAGACTGGAAGTAATTAGGTAAAAAGCCCAAGTTTTGGGCTCTAGTGGTATGTACTAGGGGTTTAATCAAAGGTTGGCCGTTTTCTGTTCGACACTTGTTCGATACTTTTTTGAAAAAAACATATTTCTTGACAATTTTCTGCTTATATGCCATGATATATTAATCAACATCATGAAATGTTATAAACACTTAATTCTTTATATTATAAAGAGTTACAAAGTTTATGATAAATTCATGCAATGTTAATCAACAGAGTGATAAGGGATGATATGGGTTACCCCTCGTTTGACATGCTAGGGGTCACAAGTTCAAGTCTTGTATCGCCCATGGATAAGGTTAATTAAGCATATGTCTACTCCTTTAAAACTCGCAATAACAAAAATCGGTGATTTGCTGCTCTGCGATAAAATCACGCAGAAAATAGATGGCAGCCCCATCACTGATATTAATTTACTAATACCAGATTATCAGCGTCCTTATAAGTGGACTCCAAAAAATGTAATTCAATTATTGGATGATATTATCGGA